CCGCCTGTCAATGCTCCTGCGGCTGTACCAGCTCCTGGAATAACTGATCCAAGGAATCCACCAACACCTGCACCAAGTGCAGCAGGAATTCCTACTTGCGCCACTCCACCTAATGCCTTACCGCCTATTTGCTTTGCGCCGGTCATAAAGCGAGACTCATTGCGTTCTAGAGGAGCCTTCTTAAGCTCTTCAAGATACTGTTTTTTATACTTATCAACATCTTTCTTAGCTACTCTATACACATCAGTGTTCAGCGTATCAGTAGGAACATTACCATTTGCCTCTATGACTCTGTTCATCGCATCATATTGAGCTTTATTACTCAATACGCCATACCTGGCAGATTCAAGGATTCTTCTCATTCCTTCGAGAGACTGATGTTCATTAGCTATAGTCTTAAAAAAAAGTTCTGTTTGGTCGTTGGAAATCTTCCCGCCAAAGAGTTCTTTCATCTGAGGAAGAAATTTACCATTATTTTTAATAAACTCTTGTGTGTCATCGCTGAATAAGGCAGATGTATCTAAGCCAAGTTCATCGAAGAAGGCAATCGTTCCTGCTTTATCTAAGCCACCACCCTTAATAAGCTCTAAGTTACGATCAATAACAGTAATAATCCGATCAGCATCTAGTGCGTTTTCGGTTAATTTATTGATATATCCCTTCTCTTTATCATGTAAACGATTACTTTCTGTTTGAAAGTTTTTTTCCTCATTATCAAGACGATCTCTTAATTTTACAGTTGTAGCATGAGAATTTCTGGGATTATTTAAACGTTGGTTAAGAGAATCTATTTTTGCTTGGCGACCTCTCATAGGACTATTTTTTATTGAGGGGAGAGAAGAAAGTACATCAGGCTCACCTGGTTGATTATTTACTTGTTGCTGTGCATTAGGAGAAAGCTGAGGTGATTTTAAATTTTCTGGAAATCCCTCTGGTACTTGATTCATCATATTAAAGAGTTCATTTCCAGAAGGCACTTGTTGTTGAGGTGATTGCTGCGTATTTAAGTTATTGAGAACATCATTATATGGCGTAGACCCCTGTGCACCTAAAGGTATATCTCTTGCTGCTTCTGCCTCTGCTCCAAGTAGTTGCCCTTTTATCTTAGCAGCTTCTGATCCACGAAGCATCGAAGCGAGAATGTGAGGATCAAGTCCAGATGACCCAGGCGGCAACCCCATTTTCATAAGAGACATCTCTTGAAGTTGTCGATCAGGTGATTTTGCTAGTCCTTGTAGAGCAGCACCTAGGCCAGTACCTAAAGAAGCCCCTAATGTTTGCCCAAATCCACCTCTTGGAGGTAATATTGTTGCCATTACTGTCCTCTCATTTCTTTAAATACTTTCATCATCTCTGGATTATTAGCCATTTGGCTCATCGCAAATGATGGTCCACCGAGATAAGAACCTGCTGCTTGTCCACCTGCTTGTAATAATGGACCTGCCATGCTTTCACCAAAACCAGGAGTGCGTGGTTGATAGCTTGATTCTCGTCGACCTAGCCCTAATAAGTTTTGCAGAAGACCTTGTCGCTGCAGACCATATTGCTGTTTCATAGAAGCGAGAGACTGTTCGAAGTCTGAACCCGCTCCTCCAAGTTGGTTAAACTGAGCAGATGAACGACCACCGCCAGCTCCCATACCAGTAAAGCGTTCCATAATAGAGGGTAAAGTTTTTTGTTCAAATCCTGAGCGTGCTTGATCTTCTATTGGTTGGAAATCAAATTCTTGGCCACCAAGTCTACTGAGCAACTGACTAATAAGTTGATCGAATTGCTGCTGGTTTTCAGACGAGTATGCAGAAAGACCTTCTTTGTTTTCATCGCTACCACCACCAAAAAGACCAGTCGCTCCACCACCTAAGGCACCGATCCCACCACCTAAGGCAGTTCCTACACCAACACCTATTGGCCCTCCGAGAGATCCAACATATGCTCCTGTTCCTGCACCAGCTAATCCACCAGCGGCTGCTCCCCCTAATCCTGCTCTCCAATTTGGTTGCGCCATATTATCTCCAATCAATAGTTTCAATTTTATTACACCTATCCTAAAATAGGTCAAAGTTTTTTTCTACTTTTTTTACTGAGGACATGAATGGCTAAATCATTTTCTGGCGATACGGGTGCATATGAGCAAACAACCCTTATATTCGACCCTCAAGAAGTAAGCCAATTAAAAACAGGTACTCCTGACTTTACGCGCTTTATGGTCCGCTTAGTAGAAGCTTTTAACCAAGTGTATACCGCAAGCAATAAGAAGGATTTTGGCTATTACAATCCTACTGAACTTATCAATGGCCAAACATGGTTTCCTGATACTTCTTTAAATTCAGGAACCTCACAAACACCCATTAGAAGGCAGGTATATAGAAAAGTTATTGATTTTGGGACACTGCCCAATAGTGCTACTACACATATTGCTCATGGTATAAATATTACTGGTACTGATGGATATGGATCTAATGTTACCTTCACACGCATGTATGGATGCGCAAGTATTCCGAGTTCTAACTTTGTAGCTATCCCTAATTCAGACATAAAACTTACTGCTGATGCTACAAATGTGACCATTACAACCAGTTCTGCATATGCTGGATATACTACGACGTATGTAGTGCTTGAATACATTACCAGCTAATGCTAGTGTTGGAATTCATTACTACTCTCCCTTTTTTCTGAGGAAGCCTAGAGAAGTTCTCTGGGCTTCTTTTTATTCAAATCTAGAGGAAGTAGTAAGGGTATAAAAGAGAAATGCGTGTAGTTGGAGATCACTCCAGGCAACATTAGAATCAAGCATTTGAGTATCTGAAAAGTACATCTTAAATTGAACCACTTCTCCATTCAAATCTGGATAAATAGTATGCCATACTCGTGCTTGTGTCTGTTCGAATGGATAGAGACCACTGTTATAGGGCTTTGTTTCCATAACATGTGTTTCTAGAGCGTTTGGTGAAGAGCTTGCATAGGTATCAATAGTAAACTCACCACTTACCGTCTTATCTACCATAATATCAATCTGATCTATGGACATATTAACGCCAAGCTGATTGAAGAAATTGTATTGTTTGGTGAGTAGTTGAGGCTGCGACACTCTCGTTAATGTGCCACCACCCGTATATGTACCCGCAGCAGAACCTATATCTGGCGCTGAGATATCTATTTGAGTAGTGCTTACTACATTAACTACTTTATATATAGCCAGAAAGGGTCCTGTTAAGCCGTTAAGGTTTTCAGGAGCGACAAAATCATTTTGCATAAGGTTATGGTCAATAACTGTTAAGCGTACCTGTCCAGCCAGGGGTGTATCTTGTTCTAGTTGGGTAATTTGTAATGATTGTGCATTTTTAGAATCATCTGCATCAACTAAAAAGAGGTATCCTTGTTGGTTTCCGGCCAGTACCTGACGAAATCCTTCTATTTGGGAGGGAGAAGACCATTTAAAGATGGCAGTCTGCCATTGTTCATCTGAAGATTCCCATGTACGGTCTTGTTGATTAGTAAAATAGCCAAAAGCAGTAATAGAATCATCATTCAGTCCCCAGTTTCCTGTTTTATAATCGTATACTAAAACACGGGTGGGAAAAGTATCAGCATCATCGGATGAAGGATAGGTCCAGTACACCTGTTCAACAAAATAGTCACGTATTCCTTGCACCCGTTGCGGTCCATTACTCTCATTCATTATATTAAAAACAAGATCAGGTATCTTATCATCTATTCTTTTCATAGAAGATCCCGCACAGGCATGTATCCCTTGTTGTCCTACACCTATGACCACATCATCAAAGGGAACTACTGAAAAAGGTGATTCTACCCCAAGTTCGGTATTAATTTGTTGCCATCTAAAGGGAAGAACTTCATTACCGGTATACACCAGTTCCCAGGTAGACCGTTCAAAAAAGACAATCAATCGATCACGTAGAAACTCTGCTGATTTAATGGTCTCTTGGGTGGGTGCATCAATATAGCCACCACGACCACCAAGATCTTCTCGCCATGCATTAGCACTAGTATTAGTGGGATCACCATTCTGTGAGAATCTACATCTATTACCAAACTGAGTGAGTACACTACCGACTGACTCTTCTACTACATTCAATAACACTAAACGATCTTTGAAGGGCATAATAATACGTGCCGTAAATATCTTATTGGTAGCGAGACTATTAAACTGTGGTGAAAGATTAGCCCATGCAGAGTTATCCCAATATTTAAGAGTATCCGAGGTTGCATATGAAGCGCTATCAAATTGAAAGTTACTTACAAAGAAATAACTTTGTGACGCCAAAGCACCTCTCCATGCAGCTGCCCAAAAGAAATCTTGATTATCTCCCTGCCATACACCGGTACCAAGACGTATCCATGCGCCACCACTGTATTGATAGGCAAATCGCGTATCAAATACATACGTAGGAGCGTCTCCTGCTTGGTTAGTATTAAACTGTGTAATACCCATAATTGGTTCAGCAGGGTAGAAGTTTACGGGTGTAGCTGCCTTTGCGCCCGCTATAGATACTTGACCAGTACTTACATCAAAACTTCCTGTAATGCCACCGCCGGTCGTAAGCATTGTCTGTAATCCGGCAGTATCATCAACTACGGTGAGTATTCGAATCGCATCAGTAGTATCAAGGAGTGAAAATAGTTGGCCTGCCTTGAAGAATCCACCCGTAACTACAGGAGTAGCTGCAAATGCGCCGCCACCGGTAGTTGTACCGACATTGATACGTACACGAGATCCAAGTTGTGCTGTTGCCGTATCAAATTCACTATCTTCATCACGTATTAAATCTGCACCAAAACGCTTTCTCATACGACCACGATACACATACATATTACGCAGTTCAGCGTATGAATTGTCCGGTATTAACCATGGCCTTAAATCTGTTTGTAATCCTCCATCAAGTGGAGCAATAAGAAAACGTTTACCTGGCATTTAGATTCCTATTGAAAAATAGGTAAGTATAGTTCCTGTAGAATTTGATCCGCTCCACGTAACCTTAAAAGATGCTGCGCTAGAAGAATAAATACCAAAACCATTAGACCCAAGTGACGTTTGATTAGTAGTCCATCTTTGACTTAACATTGTTTGATATACAGCTGAAAACACAGGTATTGTGGCGCCTGTAGGATAAGTTACTTTTCCTTGCAAAGCAGAATCACTTGATCCTCCTTCAAATTTAGAACCACTAGCCTGTCCCCATTTTGTCAAAAGACCATTTGGAGCCCTATACCATCCTTCAGTAGTATTTCCTATCGTTGTTGTAATATTAACTTCTGTAGCGGTACCTTTTTTTAAATACAAATCTTTATCGTCATTTTTAACAAAAAGTCCTATCTGCCCCGCTAATAATGCAGGATCCATTGCATTTAAAGAATCGGGATCAGGTAAAATATGAATACCCTTATGAAATCCGGCATTATCAGAAGAAAAAGTTAGATGATCTTTATCTACCAAAGAATTGATACCAGTAAAGTTAGTAAGTATTTCTGGCTGAGAGTCTTTCAACCTTTGTGAGGCAGTTGGAATTGCTGCATTATAGGAAATAGCCATATCTCTCCTTAAAAACCATTATAATAAAAGTCCATTGCACCACCCAATCCTGCCTGTCCTTCATATATAGTAGTGGTACGCTGGGTGCTTTGTTGTACAAGAGTACGACGCAATACTAAACGCTCCTGCTTTTTAAACTCAGGCATAAGCATTTGGACAGTTTCTAGATCCATACGATCTTCTAATACTTTTTTAGCAGCTCCATACGCAATATATTGCCACCATTGTTTCAATTCGGGAACATCTCCCGCAGCTATAAGCTGTGTAGGCTCCGCATAATATTCAAAGCTTAAGGTGTATGGTTGATCTGGAACTGGCCGAACAGTGAGTGCATTATTGTAATAAAGAACTGCTGATGGGCGTGCAGCCGTATAGGTAACATAATGAATATTAATAGGCTGCCCAGTAAGCGTATTACCACTAAAATCAAAAGAATAGGCACCCGTATAGTAGTCTATCGTATTGGTACCAACTGATACATCACCAATTAAAACACCACTCCCATTATCATATACATTTAAGCCACCTCTTGCCGTATCGAGGCAACTAATAGAAACACTATTAGGAAGAAGGAATGGTCCGTTATTAGGCAGAAGGGTAGAAGTACTGAGTCCTATACCACTAATAGTGCCACTGAAGGTTCCCGTGGTTCCGTTTCCGGTACTAATTTGTGATATTTGCTTGTTTTGAGGATAGATATTATAGAAACCATCTTGAGATTGAGAGTAAAATACTTTATATCCATCCACATACATAGGAGGATTCATCGTAATGAGCGCATTAGAAAGCGTCTCTGTGGTAGGATCGTTAGGATCAACAGTAAGCGTACTGAGATCATACGTATCTTGGAATGGAGACAGTACAAAATCAAATGTTTTGTGGAGTTTAAAAAGCCTGAGCTCTTGTGGAAGATCATACGCAATAAAGGTATTAATGTACTCATTCAGCGTAGCATCAGTGAGCTGATTTATTGAGGGAGAGCGAGTTAACTTACGTACTTTATTCTGTATTGTTTGGAGAGTTGATGATGCCATTATATATGCCTCCAGCTACGCTTACTTTTTATTTGATAAACAACAGGCCACGAAACGTTAAACATGTTAGCGATTTCTTTATAATTAATCCCATCTTCAAATAGCTTTCTTATTTTTCTTACTTCTTTATTGTTAAGTTTCGCACTTGCATGACTCTGGCCCTTAGGATGATTATCACGGCGCCGTAAGTACTTATCATTGGCATTATCTTGATGAGTTCCTAAGCGTAAGTGATCTGGATTAGTACATGCGCGATTATCACAATTATGTAAAACAATTAAATGACCAGGAATTTCACCTTTATGAATTATATAAGAAACTCGATGAGATTTTATGAGACCCAACTTCCCTTGGCTCATAATCCCATATCCATCTGAAAGATACCCTTTCCACTGCCAACAGCCATTTTGCTTTACTACATGTCTTTTAAAATACTTTTTCCAACGCTCTATTTTTTCAGAAAATGTTGCTTTTTCCCAAAATGACTTTGGACCCTTATGGCTTTTTCGCGAACATGATAAACCACAATACTTCCCTATTCTATCTTGTCGCGCAGGTGAATATTGCTTTAAGCATCGCTTACATGTTGCAGTTGCCATCAGGTCTCCTTTGAATATGTGGGCATCATAGCATGGGGCACATATATTCAAAACATTTTGTATAGCGAAAAATAAGAAGAGAATAACCCTTCAATTAGAGCTATTCCCCTATGCTCTTATGCTCTTTCTACCGTTACAATATTGCTTGGCGTTGCATCAAAGTCGTCTATATCAACAAACTCTAAGCTTTGAAACGAAGCACGTTGAACTTTATGGCCAATCTTAAAAGCGGGTCCGCCATCTTCACTTTGCATATGCTTGTGAACTGGATAAGAAAGATTTTTATTTATGTGGCGCGCTACCCCGAGAGGAATTTCATATACTTCGCCATCAGTCAGACTGAATTTCTCAATAGGATCTTCAGCGAATTCTCGATATACAAATGATAATGTATGCCCGGGTGCTTCATCAAACTTGAAAATACCCTTAACTTTTTCCCGAAGCTTATCTCGTTTATAGCGTAGATTAGGCTTCTTTTTCTCTGTCGTTGTCTTCTCGGCTTGTGTCATGCTTACTCCTTAAAAAAGGGGAGGGGGTGAACAAGAGTAAACACCCTCCCCGTAAAGATACTCTTATAGGTTGCTTACATTGAATGATTTACCGGCTATCCAGTACATCACATCGTTTGCAGCACCCGCTGGGCCATCAGTACCGTCTCCTGCTGCTCCGAGACCGAGTCTCATTTTGAGCACAGATAGATTAACTGTTGCATCTGCAAGAAGATCAACATTAGAACTAATTGCTTGCGGTGAATCCATACCAATAGGAATCACTTGTGCAGGTGAGAATGGTACATTTGCACTCAATGGGAATGCAAATGCAGTAAATGCTGATACATCTACATTTACACGAATAGTATTAGTTACACTATCCGCATCCTGATCACCTATAGCTATTATGGTAGCTTGCACGCCATTAAGTTCAGTCATACCAAATGCCAATGCAGTTACTTGTGGTACTTCAAAGCGGATCTTTTGTCCTACCGTGAAGCCATGAGTAACAGACATGGTTATGATTGCTTGATCAGCAGCAACAGCAGCATTACCAGTACCAGCAGTACCAGCTGTCGCAACAATTACTTTAGAAATGAATCGTCGTCGTGGATAATAGGCAGGATTATTGTCTACTCTACGATTAAGACCCGCTGCTGGAGCAGCTGCTGCTACAATACCATCCATAAATGCGAGTGAAAAGCTATTTGCTCCCACACGAATTACTTCGATATCGATACCACCAAGTTGTTGAGCGCCAGTATTGTTATACATACGGATAACATCACCGGTTACGAACCCGTGAGCTGCGCAGGTAACAACACCAGGTGTCGCATTAGTAATATTAGTGTTTACTGCAGTATTAGCACCAAGTGTTTGCAATGAAGTATTGATAAGTTGGAATCCGCCACTTGCACTGTAATCACTTAGATTAGCTGCATTAGCTGCGTTAGACTTGTAGTACACCCATGCGCGATCATTAGCAAAGCCACGTTGCCAATAATATTCAACACCAAGTGCTGTTGTTTGGTCAGCGTCAGCTATCGTCAAATTATAAACCTTCATCCAATCAATATCTGATCTAATGACAATGTCTTGTGCGACAGCCGTTGCAGCTTGAGTAAACCGACCTTGTAAAATTTCTGTCATGATTACTCCTTACGCTAACGTCATACGTAAATTTATAACCCAGAGATCATTCGTAATACGAGGTACTTCAGCAAACTTGTAGCCTGCTGTAGCATAGAGACCTAATGGTCCACCCGCTACTGATGGTGGGCGATAAATAAAGTTAGCACTATAATTGTTTTGTTCTACACATGCATAAGCTTCAAGGCCAACACAAAACGCGTTATATACACTTGCATTAAGGTTAGAAGCATTTGCTGATACAGACCCGATAGAGCTCAAGAAGAAACGAAGGTTTCCAATTGCACCCCATTCAGAATACTGTAATCCAGTTGAAGTTGGATACTGTGCTTTATTAGTAAAACCAGATACGTTATCAAGCTGCCCAATAAGCTCAGTAGAACCAAGAGCAAAATAAGCATCTCGTACGGGTGCAGTTCCAAACTTATCCTCACCTTCAATCATATGCATCATAGTCTTCGCGTCATTATTACGTAATGTACGCACTACACCATCAACATCTGATCGGGTAATTTCAGTAGGAGAATCACCATTAACACCACCTACACAGCTAATTACTGATGCAGTAGAAGCCAACATATTACGGGTAAGCTCATCTTCAGATTGACGAAGAGATACACCTAAACGAATTGCTGCTTCATTTAATACCATTCTGTTACTTGCTGACCTATTGCTAGGCGGGTAGATCTTCTCAGCCTACCTCTCTATGTTTCCATAGAGCTCAGAGTTCCGCATCACCATTATTTAATGGCGCCTTCTCGCTAACTACGTTCACGGTGCCCGGCTTATCGCCTGCTTCCGCCTTGTTGCCTCCAGCACTACCTGGTAAGGGTTCCAAGTCAATCAGAGAAGGTTTATAGACCCCATATTTATTCAAATCAATTAACTTTCTATAACAATCTTCTCGAAAGTCTTGCTGCTTTTTAGTCTTAAGATATCGACCATACTGAGCAACATGACCCTCGCAAAATTCCAGTAACATTGACGCCGCTGCTTTTTTTATTCTTAAAAATGGGATTATTTTCTGCAGAAATAAAATAGTATCTCTCTTTTTATAGATTCCAAATCGATAGCAAAAACCATTGAGAGTCGTATTGGCATTGATCATAAAAAACGATCCTACACCGCAATTATTCATCATATGATATATCCCTGAACTATCAGTCATAGAGAGAGATACGACTGGAGAATAGACTCCTGCTCTCGCACCCTTTTCTTTTTTGATAGAAAAAGATCCATCCGTATCCATTATTCCAGCAGCATATGCCCAAAATCGATCATCATTACTTACAGATCTAACTCGTCCAAGCGTAATCTTATTTTGAAATGTTTTTGGATTAGTATTAAACATCTTCATTTCTAGCCAGCACTTCTCTCGAGACATATGTTGATCTTTAGTTATTCTTACGCCACGTGAAAAGGGATTTTCATGTATATACTTATTAAGCAAAGCTACCCTATTTCGCTTTATAACTAAAAAACTTTCTATATCACTCAAGAATATATGAGAACTTTTCTTCTCAAGCTTCCATGTATGATTAGCCTTTCTGGCCAATCCATCTGATGCTATCCAAGACTTTCTGTAAAATATTGATCCACCAAAGGACTCTTTTAGAAAGTTAACGACAGGGCGATAGCTATTAGAGAATTGCACACTGGGATAATACAAGACTGAACTCTTATCTATTTTCTTAATAAGAGAAAAGCTCCCATCCCCATCAAGCAATCCACCAATATAAAAACAATCCAACTCGCTTATCATAATTCTCCCACATAAATAGTTATATATAGGAATAATTATATAAGCTGCTTACAGCGTTGTCAATGTACAGTATATTTCAAAGATCGTTATAGAACTAATGGCTAGGGTCTTGGTTTTGCAAGGTTACCTGTTCATGGATTTGGACATATGTTCCATAGAAATCCATTTTCGCATCTATGTCTACCGCCGTAAGTTCTTGTGAAGGCGGAGTGACACCAGATACACCTAGAGGAACTAGAGCACTATTTAAAGCGTTATAACGGCGCATACGAAGCGTAGTACCAGAATTAGCATTCAGCTTCTTTCTCATCGCCGCAAACTTATGGATAAAATCAGGTGTGGGTACTGCCAGCAACTTATCATCAAATGATTGTTGAACTGGAGCACTTAACACTGATGACGTAGTTATAGCCATCGTTATTCCTTAAGTAAGGACCGTAAAATAGACACTTTTTTAGCTGGCGAGGCCAGATATACGCCTTTAGGGTGACGAATCCTCTACGTCGATAAGATGAAATTGAAGGTGCGACTCTTCATACGCAAGATGAGTTTTAACAAGAGTAACAAAGAAAAGCAAACCCCCTGCTCTCTCATGACAACAGGGGAATGAAGTAGGATTTTAAGAGTTAGATGCGGCGTCCTTCATCTCTTTCCAGAGATTTTTACGATGTTCTTCTGGATTATTAGCAAATGATTCTACATTAGAAAGAGGGGTGGAACGTGCGGATGCTGATGAAGACCGCGGTTTGGTTTGATTCGCAGCGATTTGAGCTTTCTCTTTAGAGAAGTCTTGATCAGTATGAATACCCATCTTTTTAATATACTTATAAGCAGCAGCAGCTTTTTTATAACCATCAGGCATGTCCCCTATCATTTGTGCGAGTTCGGGATCTGTTTCATTAAGCTTTGCAATATTAGACTCAGATAATACTTTATCAATACCGGGGAAATCAGTCTTGAGCTGTAATTCCATGAGCATTTGCCGGGTGCGTTTCTCAGATTCTTTAATATCTTTTAACTCAGCAAGATCAGAATCATCTCGTTGAGACTCTTTAGCTTTTTTCTCTTCATCGTATTGACGGAATCTCTCTTTATATTCTTTATTTTGCCGTTCCATCTCTTTGTTCTTCTTACGGAGCGCGACAAGATTCTTTTCTTTATCATCAACAGCCGATGCTTGCGCTTCTTCTATTGATGTTTCAGTAGGAGCTACCTGTTCAGTGTTATCTACTACTTCTTCAAGAGACGGGGTTTGTTGTTCTGTTGATTCCATACAATTCCTTTGCAAATGTGTTACTCGTATCCTTATCAAAAACGGCATTAAGATCTTTCGCCTTCTGCAAAAGGCTACCGTCCCGGAAATCTAGCACATATTGTAATAGTTGTCTTTCGTCATCATGCACATATAGCGCCTCATTGAACAAGGTTACACAGGCTTCAAGTGAAGGTACCACCCAAACCTCTTCAACACGGTCAGCATCACGAGAATACTTATATACCATCTGCTCATGTTGTGGGGTAGGGCACGATTGACGGGCAAAGTAATAAAGACGAATAATGTTCTTCATCAATCGTTCTTTTTTAATAAGTACTACCACAAAGAAATCACCCGTAAACTTCTTCTTCCCTTCTTCTATAGCTTCATGGACGTTCTTATCATAGTCCTTCAGGTGCATAGCAGATTGTTCGGTAGCATTATGGGTATTATCGTGTTCGTGTTGGCGTAATTCTTGTGATACGGCGCCCGCTGTCTTTTTCTTCATGCAAATCTACTTACGAACTTTTTTAGGCTTCTTGTCAGCTTCTGAAAGAGCAATGGCCACAGCTTGAGCGCGACTTTTAACTTTGGGGCCTTTTTTAGAACCGGATCTGAGCTTTCCTTCTTTGAACTCATGCATAACGGTTTCAACTTTAGCTTCCTGCTTACCACTCTCATTCTTACTTTTCTTTCTGGCACGTTCATTGCTTCTCTTTTTCGTTGCATTGCTTTTTCTTTTCGCTACCATCCTGCGCCTCTTTAATCTTTATATGCTTTAGCCAGCAGAACCAACATATGTCTTTGTTCATTACTCATTACTCTGTAAGAAGGGGACACCCACGTCGCTTTAGGTATCCCCCGTCTATCTAGTATCACGTTAATAGTGGTGGCTCATTGATTAAGGTCGTCTCTTTTTTCTTACGACGACGCCGGTTATTCTTCATATTATCCGGCTGCCCTAAGATATCATAGGCAATTTTCATACCCTTACCCTTAGGCCTAATCATAGTTGGCACTAGAGTACTTCGCCCTTAACAAGGCCTTTCATCTTAGTTTGCATTCTCAATTGCTTATCAATGCCATCAATAGAATCACTATAGTAAGTTTCTGAGGCATATGATGGGTTTTCTGGATAGTACTTAGTCATGATTTCTGTAGGCATATTGGCGATTGCGCCTTTATCGTTCTTAACCATGTATCCTGCATCATAGTACTTTTTCTTCATTGCCATAACGTATCCTTAAGTTAGAAAATGTAGGAACTCCTACTAGGTTAAATAGAACCTCTATCCAACGCCCGTATCCTAGCATGAAAACATAAAGAGAAACACTACTCGCGTGTTTCTTTAGTACGATTTACCATGGCTCGCAAAGTAAAGAGCTTTTCAAGCTGGCGTAAGTCTATTTCATCTATTTCTTTGAGTGATTTAACCAGGTCTAGAAGTCCGGCCATACGATCTTTTGAAGCTTCTGCTTTACGCTCTTCAGCCAAGGCCTGATTTTCGTCAACTCGAGATATACGCTCAATCCCAAGTCCCTCATCAGCAACTGCGCGTGCTTTCGCAAGCTCAGTTCTTGCTTTCTGTTCTTCAATTTGACCTTGCATCTGCATTTGCTGCATTTGATTTTGTTGTTGTTCTTGCTTAAGTGCATTACGAACAATTTCAGTTTTATTTTGAATGGTAGCTGCTTCGAGAAGATCTTGCGTTGATATTGGCACGCCAACTTCCCGTAACTGGAGCATTTGAGCAAATTGCATTTGTTTTTGAGTTGTTGTATTAAGTCCATCTTCAACTGCTGCATCGTATCTCCCAAACGATTTATTATAGAATTCAGGAGTTGGATCCTCATCAACGATTCTTGCTACCTTACCAGGGGTAAAGTTAGCCTGTATATACTTAATCATTAAGTTGCCGAGTTGCTTTTGAGAACGATCAAGCTGATCAAAAAGAATCTGTAAGGTGGTAAGCCCTGCCCCTTGTCGAAGCATAGAGAGCACCCCTGCTTTATCATCAACAGCCGATCCAAGCAGTTCTTCATTCACTCCGGAGATTTCCATTACTTCTTTAGCAAGTAACTCTGAAAGCTGAATCATAGAAGGTGGTACTTGAGGTGGCTGTATTTGCTGCACATCAGTCATCTGAGCTTCTTCTTTCAGCGCAATACCTTTTCCTTGCCCACTCATATTGAATACATCAGCTGGATTCACCAGCGCATTCTCTTTATAGATCCACCCAGAATTAACCTGTGACTCCAGGATATCAAGCTCAATTACCCTTCTACGGTTATAGAGATACTGAGCATCACGTAAGTTACGGACAACACCTTGTATTCTATATGGATAGTAGGGTATTTGTGGATTGAAGTAGCCCATAACTGGCACAAATGGATATGAATCAACACCCATAGGATTAGGACCAGAATACATAATCTGATTCTGCACCCGTATAATAAGTTTTACGGTAGGAATTTCTTGTTCAATAAGTTGTATTTGAGGATAAAGACGTAAAAATTCGTCTAATTTATCCTCATCGTCATGACTCCACTCTTTTGTTTCACCTGTTTGGACATCAACAAGCATTCGTTGCATGCGATAGTCCCGATACCAATATTCATCATAGGCGTAGAGCTTTTTCATGTCTGAAGCATAATTTTCTGGCATAAACTGGAACTTTCCATCACGAGTGTAACCCGTAGGAAGCATGTTTATTTCACCTTTAAGCGCTGGCATCAAGGAGAGCACTTCAGTCTTAGTAAGATAGTTACGCTTTAGTATGCCGTTACAATCAGATAGATCGGCTTTCTTAAAATAAGGATCCATGATGAAAGAGTTATACGCACAGTTATCTAACTTCATATTACCGGATATAGGGTCTTCTCTATAATCCATCCAAAGATGCATCAAGTTCATACCCGTAATAAGAGTGCCATTACGGAAAGAGTCAGAGATAGTCTCAAGCATCTGCTCACGCTGCACAGACCACATAATGATCTTAGTAAACTGATCAGCAGTATCTTGATCTGCATTCTCAATAGGGGTCACTATCATTGATTTACGATTACGACGTTGATAGCCATCAATATTATTAATGATTCGTTTAATTCTATTGAATTGGAACTGTCTCTGCCGTACCGGTAAGGCACCATAGAGCTCAGACCATACCGATTGATCACCTACCTCAAATCGTGCATCAATATCAGATTCCGCCCATTGCGTTTGATTAGTGGTAATTGCATCATTATAGAAATCGTTTATTCGCTGGTTTTCATTCTTCCCCTCAGGGGTGAAAAACTCGCTATTTTTGTCTTGCAGAGAAGCCATGCATAGTTCCTTTTTTAACGCACCTTATGCTCCATCATAAAAAGAGGACACTTTGGACGCAAGTAAAATAACATAGTTATTCTAGAGATACTATCAACGTTATGATGGTCACCGTAGAGGCAATCATCGTACCGCCAAGACCAAGTAAAGCTACATAGAATTTATACCGCTCAGCTCGTAACTCCTTATCTTTATACTGAAGCTGTAATTGAGCATCGGCCGACTCGAGTTCTTTTGTTTCAATAGCGTCATCAACAGAATCAGCTATCATTTTCTTCATCAGTTGTAGTCTCACATCCACCTCTTGAGAATCAGAGAGTCGTACCTCTTTCATAGACCTGATTGCTTGCCACATCTCCTCATCCGGGTACTTACATTCACGCACCCGTGACTTTACTCCTGGCCCGACATGTGTCTTAAACCGTTGGCTATCTTTACCGAGAAAGAACTGTAAAGCTTTGTAGACATCTTCTTCAGACTGGCTTCCTTGACGAAACCGAATGGTGACTTGGGTATCATTAGATGGAAGCTCCTCCATTCCATGAATTGGAAGCATTACAAGTAGTAACATGCTTATTCTCATGGGACCTCCTTTGTTACGAACTGATAATACTGTATCAAAAGTAACCATTTTAAAGCAATTTTTAATCAAAAGCCCTTGATATTACTCCTAAAAAGCGTAACGTGAGTAACGAGTAAGTACTAACATTTAACCATAAAGGAACCGCATGAAACGTTCTTTGTTTTCTCTTCTCTTATTGTCAGCATTATCACTTAATGGTATGGAAATCGATCATGATTCTGTGCAATCACCTCGACTTGGTAAGGTAGCTCTTTATCATGGTATCGATGGATTCACAGTACAGGATAATGAAGGATCCCATCTGGTACATTCATATGATGTGCATAAATCATTTCGTGGTAAATCTTCTAAGGACATTGCTCGCTATGCAAAAGTAGGAGTATTTCTTCTTAAAAAGTATGACAACGGTGAATACCAAGTTGATGAGAGTGGCAGACTCAATGGCGGTGGTCCTATTTCTGGATCTATTGCATACGGACTAACCAAACTAGTATGTTACGGCGTTGGTGTAGCAGCAGTAGGACAAGCAGCTAATAACCTATCTAATAGTGGTGTTAGTGGTGCAACGATTGCAATTGGTGCCAATTCTATATCTAATATTGCTTCAACAAATGCTAATGTTGTAGGTGTAGCTATTCTAGGATCCAATAACGGACAGAATGCTTTGAATTTAGTGACAGGTACTGCCACTGCAGTAAGCGCTAGTTCAATTGTATCAGGTGGCCTTATAGAAGGACTTGCCTGCAGCATGGGTGCTCTATTTACTTGGTTACCTTTCCCTTAATAGGATAACAATGACATTCGTTCAAGCATTTTCCCATACAAGCATGCACGCAATTATATTTATGTTAGTTATTTACTTAGCAGCGTTTTATATAGCACCACTTACCGGTCAAGTCTCTCCGTTTATACATACTACGGTGCATGAGTTTTTTGGGACGCTTATTGTTTGGATGTGTGCCATGACTACAGCTACATATATAAGATCTTCTAGATGAGAGATAGAACACTGCTCTATGGAATGTAACAATCCCATAGGAAAAAGGAGCCTCAAGCAGGGGCTCCTTTTTTATTGCAGCGATAAAGGAACCGAGTAAGTACCCATTACTGCGGTTTCAACAGTAACATTGCTATCGCTTTAAAGCACGTATTCTTTTGATTTTGCCTCGAAATGCTTGATGGGTAAAGTGCAGTACCGTTAACGGGTTGTATTTTTTGCATGAAAAGATATCGATATAGGCACAGTTAGACTCATTAGCAAAGTGTGCTGATATATTAGAGGTCTCAATAAGCTGAAACATGGAATAGCCTTCCACCCGTTTATCTTCTCCAAAATGAACGATATGGCATTCACCGTAACGCTTCATACCGATAAGATCACACAGAGCAATGACATATGCTTCAATATGGTTCTTATCACGAATAAGCTCAGGATTACAATCTTCGAGATCTATTATGGTGTGCCATCCCCACGGTTGACTAGATACAGTAGGCAAAGGTTCTTTAGCAGTAACGGGAAAAAAAAGCAGAGCGAGTAGCGGTAATAGCTTCATCGTGGTCCTTTTTTATTAGTTTCTATCGATTATCTTTCTCTCAATTATCTTAGGCTGTAATATCTCTACCATAATTTCTTCAAACTTCTTCCAGTCCGTACTCTCACCGCAGGTAAACAGATCAACAAAGACAGACTTATGTTCGGGATAGGTATGTATAGATGCATGGGATTCCATAAGAATAGCGGTACCAGTCATAGCAGTCTCACCGAACGGGTGCATATAGAAATGAAGCATAGTAGCACCTGATTGTTCTATGCCAATAAGAAAATAACAGAAGAGCCTATGTATATTTTCTAAGTCTGGAGACTCACATTTCTTGTATGAAGCAATATAATGGGTGCCCTTAAAATCAAATCCACCTGATAGAAAGGACACCCACACTACTAAGAAGGTCAGATACGAAAGTTTACTTCTTCTTCTCATCTTTTTTTACTACCTTACGTGGCACTTCAGTTAATCTACGTTTCATCCATAAATAAAACAGTGTTAAAAAAGCAAACAACACCGCAATAGACATTGGTAAAACAATATACCAAATGAAAATCCCTATAAAAATATCATGAATGAAGGGAGAATTAAATAACATTATATTCTCTCTTTAAGCCATATGATGAGAGCAGCCATTAAGAATGAAACGCACAGGAGCAGAATCCACCCGTCACTCGTATAAATAGAGCCAATCTGGTAGTAACCGAATATGAGACAGATAAGCGCAGCTATAGCTGCATATTCTTTAATTTTTTCTAGCATGTCTTTCCTCTTAGTATCTACTTATTATAGCATACCTATACCTAAAAGTGGTTGGACTTACGGAATGGTGCAGGTAAATCTTGATGGTCTCCATACATGGAAGCATAGTAGCGCCTGTCTAACTCTTCTTTAGTTGTGTTGTTGGTTTTTATTTGGGGCATTCCCACACATAGATATCTTAAAGCGTCACAATAATGAGAATTATGATCGTGAAGAGGGCGCAGTTTATATTTTTTAAGCTTGCTGTCCCATTCCTTTCGATAATCTCGTATAGCTGCAATAAGCTTTTTACACTTTTCCCTATCTATCCATATGCGAGGTAACGTAGTCCTAACAGTTTCTATACCATCAATGACAGACATATTTGGGGCTAGATTAAACTTAAGTCCCATTTCAGAAGCTTTATCCCACCGAGAAAGGCCACCAGAACTATAATCTCGTACTCTTATATCATGAGGAGCAATATGTTTTCCGTAGGTATATTCTTTATTTAATACCACATGAATATAATGCTCTAATCCTACTGAATCATTCGCATATACATCAATAATTTTTATAGCATTACCTATAACCTGAAAGAACAGTATTATTGTAGAATCAGACATTCCCAAATCCCAGGCAGTGTGAACCTTAAATGACGGTTCCCATGGAATAGGGCCAATATGGCTTTCAAGCTCCATACGATTGAGATATGAGCTATAATATGATCCCTGAGCACCAATAGAGAAGTCGCAAAAATACTCCTGCCTTATTTTATCAGGGCTCATAATGCCCTCTCGTTCTTCCTTTTCTATAAGATCAAGAGAGACTACATCCGTATCTTCCACCGTAAGAAGGTCATCAAACCAATCATCTGAATTTTTAGCTACTTCGTAGAGGTGATGAAAATGGTTCTCGCCAAACGGGGTTGAAATAAAAACAGCCCACCCGTCATTTGCTACCAAAATAGGCCTCAATGTAGGGTATACCGCTTCATGCTGATATGCGTATTCGCTGAATACGATACCCTTAGGATTCGACCCACGAAGGGTATCGTAAGAATCTGACCCAAGAAAATAAATACGTGAGTTATTTTTGAAAGTAATTTTCATTTCTTGGATATTAATTGCCTGGATAAGCTGACTCGGAATAAAATCTAGAAACTTCTTCCCAGTCATGGTCATCCCTTCAAACAAAACGAGACGAGCTTGTCTGTAGGTAGGAAGAATATAATAATAAGCCCCCACTGTTCTCAAGGCCATTCGAATCATTAAGTTAAAACAAGCCACATCTTTTCCAGCGCGCCTGTGCCAAGCGAGAACAGCTCTTTTGATACCTTTATTCTCAATCGCCTCAAACAAGGGAACCTGGTAAGGCCGAGCTACAAATCGATTCAAGAGCACCTTAGCATCAAATCCTATTTTTTCTCTCACTCCATCCCCTATGTATAACACCATGAGATCTATCTTTACATGATCTGCATTGGGTAGTTCTACCCCTTCTTAGCTCTCCACCACTTATAACTTTTTCAACTCCACATACACACAGACAGGTATAATATCTATGACCTGGCTTATAGTTTATTTTTTCTACTACCGTCCATGAACCAAATTTTTTACACGGCATAGTATCTAATAAATCACCCTTATTAGATGGATTATTTTCTTTAGAGGTAACCCATCTACAATTTTCAGGAGAATAGTTTCCATTGTTATCAATTCTATCTATTTGAAGCCCATCCGGCCTTTCTCCCATATCTTCATAAAAGTAAATAAAGTTTTTCCATCTATCACAGACTTTTATGCCACGACCACCGTAATATTTATACGTATTAACGTTTTCATTATTACACCTACTCTTTATTCCTATCCAAATCTTATAGGTTGGAGATCCTTCCATTCCATGCCGCCATGAATGATTTTCTTTCCCTAATTTCATAATTACTTCTTTTGTATTATCTTGGCTAGATCCGAAGCGGGGGTCATAATCACAGTGAAATCTTTATTATCATCATTTTCATCTTGTCTTTTTTTAGCTCGTTCATCATGATACGCTTCTGATTCTTTCCATTCAGGAAGATAGTTGTGCATCGTATACATAGTGCTCTTCTCAGCCAGCTCTTTACGCATCATACCTACTTCACGCTTATCACCCACTGCTTCCATACCAATATGATAGTGAGTAGCAAGCTCAGGATGTTTACGCACCCATCCTTTAACTGTCTCTGCACCGTAACCTTTCTGTAAGAAGAAACGTCGCGCAGTGAGGTGTCTCGTTGCATCGTTATTCATATCAGCAATATGGAAATCTCTGAACTCAATAAACAGCTCTTTTATCTTCTCTTTTGACACGCCTCTTTGGTTCGTATAATCACCCGATTCTTCCTTTAGGCGCCGCCATTTTGACTGTGGCCGAGTTTTCCGGACTTTCTTAGGCTCTGTGCTATTATTACGAATTTTCATAAAGCTTTCTCTATAGTGAACTCTGTACGTGGTTCTTTGCCATACTTCTTATATGCAGTAATAGAACTAATAAAGCGATCATCATCGTAAATAACACCACTACCAATATCCTCTACAAATTTAATAAGATTGGAAAGATCAGGCTTACTTGCGTGTGGATTATCAGACAAGTCTTTCTTTTGGGGCATTTTAAGATAGAAGACTATATGTAAGTGAAGAGGACCGGTAAAAAAAGGAAGATCTCCGTGCTGTTTGCGTAGGTCGAGTCCCGCAACAAGCTTCTGGTGTCTTTGTGAGTCATATACCCGTTTAGTAGAGTGACGAGCTCGCGCTAAAGGTACTGGGTCTCCTTGTATAATATATCTCATGCTAACTCCTGTAGTTTTGGAGGAACTCTAGCATTATAAATTCGTTTAATATAGTGAGCGAACTACACTTCAAGATGAAGCTCGCCTGTCTCAAGGCTAAGCTCACTATGAAAGAAGTAATGAATAAGCTTGTAGAGCAGTTTGTAGAAAGCATGGATAAGTAAAAAGAGGGGGAAGCTTCCCCCTGAATCATTGTTCGTATCTTGTCTTGGTATCACGAAAAGTAATAAGAGAGCGAATAAACTCTAACATCACGTGTCCTGTTGGCCCATTTCTATGCTTGCCAACAATAAGCTTTGCTTCGTTTGGATCTGCTTCAATATCATAGACATACTCCCTATGCAAAAACAGTATCACATCCGCATCTTGCTCTATAGCACCCGAGTCACGTAAATCAGACATTCTCGGTTCTTTATTCTCACGACTTTCTAGATTACGGGAGAGTTGTGAAAGAACGACCACTGGTATATCAAGCTCTTTAGCCAATCCTTTAAGTGAGCGAGTAATATCAGCAATCTCAAGGTTTCTATTTTCTCTTTGCTTTAGGCCACTAATAAGCTGAAGGTAATCTATAAACAATATATCAAGCCCATTCTTACGTTGAATATCACGTGCTATTGAACGAATATCAAACGAGGTAAGCATTGCCTCATCTTCAATATACATAGGCATACTGGATATCTTTCCCACTGTTGCCGTTAATGTTACCCATTCTTCTGTAGTAAAATTAGCTGTTTTAAACTTATGCGCATTAATCTCTGTAGCGTGGGTAAGTAAGCGGAGGGCAATCTCTTCACCAGACATCTCCATCGATATAAAGCCAACTCTTTTGCCATTACAAAGAGCTGCATATGCCATATTGAGCGCAATACCAGTCTTACCCATAGCAGGACGTGCTGCTAATACAATAAGATTCTTTCTTTGAAAGCCATGCAAAATATCATCAAGCGTTGGTATTCCCGTCGCAACGCCGTATAAGTTACCCTGACCAGAACTAAGGTTAGTGAGCAGTGTATGCATATATGTTTGTACGTGCATTTGCTCAAGACGATCTCTGCGACGTGATAGTTTATGGATCTTCTTTTCAAGCATATCAATTGATTCATCCAGCCCTGCTGCATCTTCTTTATACGCAAGATCAACAATCTTAGAAGCTCCTTCAAGCGTATTGCGAAAGAGAAACTTACTCCTCACAATAGATATGTACTCAGCTATATTGTCTTTTGTCGTAACAGACTCAACCAAGCTTTCTAGATAAGAGATCCCACCCAAATCTTCTTGCTTGTCGTTTAATTGATCTGATACGGTCACCACATCTATCGGCTTACCCGCAGTATAGAGCGCCTGACAGGCAGTAAATAGTAGAACGTGTGCCTTATCATAGAAGAAATCTGATTGGAGAGTCCCTTCTAGATTACTAAACGTATTAGGAAACTTCAGTATCCGGCCAATAATAGCTTTTTCAGCCTGAAGGCTATACGGTGGTGTATTTTTGAGAGGCATTAGACTATCCTTTAGGAGTTATTATTAGTTAAAGCTGCTTTCTACTCTGGTCTATGCAACCAGGGGTTATAAGGAGGCAGCTTTTTTATTTAGATTGACTCTATTTGAAAAATTATTCAACTTCATATCTAACTTATCATTAATTGAACCCGAAGATAAAGGCTTTCAGTGACTAATTTTCTCTCTGGACTTATAGAAAAATGTGCTCATGCCCTGAAATATGAAACGTTTGAAAAAGAGATGACCCCTAGTCTTGAGAAGATATGGATATATTACGATAATCTTTTCAGAAAAAGAGGTTGGACCAAAAAAGCTAAAAAGCGTATTGCTCAAATAACAATCGATGCTTATATGTTGGAATTGGAGCTATACATTATAGAGAGAGAGGGGATAGGCCCAGCTGGTATTAAGCCTCACGACCTCTATGACGCACTAGAGGAAAAAAACTCTCGCAATCGTCTATTGGTTCCTCTGATTTCACTCTATCCCGTACCGCGTTCACTGCATTCCTAACGCCAAACTGTTGCAGCTCCTTTCTCAAAAACGCGGGATAATCTCGTGTGTAGGCATCTTTTATATCCATAGTTAATTCATACAATCCTTTCCAGCGTTGTTGCACCGGCACAACTATAGTCTTGGCCTTTTCCACCCTTCTTTTACGCTCTTTAAATGCCGGGTGCGCTCCGAGCAACAATGTAAGGTTATTAGATATAGCCCTTAAGCGATCGGGAACGCATATCATTTCTATCTTTTCCAGTCGGTTAAGTAGTGAGGTCATGTAGTAGTTAGAGCCTTTGTCTGGAAGCGAATGCAGTTCCTTTATGTGGAAACGTACTGCCCTGGCAGGATAGCATAGAAGCCTAATCAGGTGGTTTGTATAGAGCTTTGTGAGCGACTTACTGGTTTTACTGCAAGAATCAGCAAGATACTGAATGATTGTATCTCGCAGAAGACCAGTCGCATCTCCACTCTTGATTATTCGTTTTACCTGGAAAAGTAATTTAGATTTATCTTCCCCTGGAGTGAGACGAAGGGGGTATACAATGTCTTCCTTAGAGAGAGAGTTATAACTCTCTCTTTCTTCACTAGGAAGGGGGACATTTTTTTTGCTCAATAATAATGCAAGCTCTAGACGCTTTAAATGACGAAAATGCCACGCCCTTCTTAAGGCCGGAGTAAATGCTTCTTTATTAAATTTATATTGGTTGAGTGCCTTGTATCTATTTTGATGCTTAGATATCCATCCAAGATCAGCAAATTTCTTTACTGCACGCTTGACGGTGCGCGGATCACATCTTAGCTCTGCTGCAACAAGCTTAATTGCATAGGTAAACGATCCCTTCCAGAAAAAACGAAGGAATTGAGAGAGGATACCCTTTTCAAATGGCGTAGTAGCCTTCTGAACCCGATCAAGACGCTGCTGGATACGTGGATCAACAGACGCTTGGCGTATATATTTGGGCTCAATAGAAAGAAAGTCTTTGTTTA